CCCGCCATCAGGCAGCCGAAAAACAGCGTTTGCTGCCTCCGCCAGTTCTGTGGCTGTCTCGTAATGCTCGGCGTTGTGTCGCATCCATGCGCGCACATCACGGCGGCGCGCGCTAGGCGGCGGTGGGATCGCCGGCTTTCGCGGCCCTCGCACCATGCAAGCCGCTTCAATCCATCGCTGCCTGTCTGTCGCCGCTCGCCCTTGCGAGATAACCAGCTTCCTGTATCGGTTTTCTTGTTGCACGCTCATATTCGACCTCCTGCGCCTAACCCGGCGCTCGTTCGGACGGCCCTGACGGGCCGCCGCACAGCTCTGCGTTAGCGCCCATCGCATGCAGCGCCGCCGTCTGCGTATCTTCAAGACCTGTTTTGCTGGCAGCCGTCAATGCGTTGACCACGGTCTGGATGCCATGCTGGTAAATCTCGTAATGCTCATGGTTGCTGCGGTGTCCGCCGCCGTAGTCCGTGCATCCTCGCGCAATCCGCAGTGCATCTTCAAAAGTCAGTTCCATTTCGTTCTCCGTAAAGTTCCTAACACATCAATCAACCAGACCGGCTAGACGCCGGCTGGTTATCTCAGGCGTTCAGCTTCGGTCATCCTCGCTCCCGCGCACATCCCCGACACCGCCAGTCCTCATCGCGCTTGTCGTAGTGGCACGCCGTCGACATCACGAACGGCACCCAGCGCATCCGATAGACGGAGAGGATCAGCCCGAACATGCGGAAGTGAAACAGGCCGTCGCGCGCCCAAAAACCTTTCGCCGGCTTCTTGTTGGCGCAGCCCCAGGGCTTGACCATCAGTTCCGCGCCTCCGCATCGAAGATCAAACCGAACCCCACACCGCCCGGATGTCCTCGACGAGTTGCCGCATCGCCGCATCGCCGCGTTTCTGCTTGACCAGCAGGTAGAACTCCTCCCGCTCCGTCTTCGCCCAGCGCGCCACCGTTCGGGCCTCTGTCAGGCGGCGAAACTCTTCGCGCCAAGTGCAGAGCATGATTTCGCATGGCGCTCGGCCGCACATTTGCTGACTCCTGCGTGTAACTCAGGTGGGTGATTGCGTGCATCAGCTTGCCCCTTCAGTTCGCCAGTCGCGTACGCGCGGCCCGCTACCGGTGACGATCCGACCATCCCTCACCGTGATCGTCTTTCGGCAATCCTTGCACTTGAAGCGCTCACCGCCCTTCGCGGCAGCGCCGTTTCGGTAGAGCATCCCGCCGCAGCGCGCGCAGGTCTTCATGCGGCAAGCCGCTCCGTGATTTCGACCTTGCCCATACTCCAAACCTCCCCCAGCGCCTCGGACGCGAGGTTGATCTGAACGGGAAGCAGGCGCTCGCCGGACAGGTATTTCTTGCGCAGAGCATGAGCCCACCACGGGCCGGCGGCATGCGGGTCTTTCTTTCCGGCCGTCACGCCGATTTCGTTTGCTCGGCGCGCGGCAGATTCACGGTCAAGCGGTGCAGGAGCGGCCAGAGCTGGTACGGAATTCCCGACTCTCTTCGCGGCTGATCGGCAACACTCGATGAACTTCGGCAGTGACGGCGGGAACTCGTCGGCCTTTGCGGCATCGAACCCGAGTGCAATGGCTTCCGGGCGGAAGCCGCGAAGCTCACCGGCCCATTCCGCCTTTACCCGCGCCAGCGGAAGACCCTGCCAACGCGACATCCAAAGCGCGCCGTAGCGATTCTCGAAGCGTTCCCAAAGGCGATCAACCGCCTTTTCAAGCCACTCGTTTTGCTTCGCCGTCGATTGTTCCGCCTGCATTTCCGTTGCCATTTCCGTCCCCGATGTAGCCCTGCTGTCGTAGATAGTCCGCGTGCTTTCCCAATGTCGATTTTGGAGATCCGCGAGCAGATGGGGTAATCGGTTCAGGGTCGGCAAGAAGGGCCGGGGCGATGTATTTCAACCCGATGCGGCCGTTCGGCTTCGCAGCCATCTTCGCCAGAGCGACCTCGATGATTTCTTCGTCGGTGCGCTTGGCGAGAATCGTTTCCCAAGCGTCGTCAGGCAGGTAGTGCGGGGCTGCATCGGCCATCCCGGCTTTTCGAAGCAGTCCGCAGACGATTCCCTTTCGAGAGGGTGGCGGCGGCGGATTCTGCGCCGCAGTGGTTCCGTTAACCTCCCCTCTCTCTTCGGAGTGGGGTTTAAGGTTTACCTCTTCTCTTCTCTTCTCTTCTCTAGGTAACGCATCATCCGTTACCTCGCTAACGCTTGATGCGTTACTTCCTTCGTTACCTTTTGACTTATGATTCGCCACTCTTTTTGCCGTCAAACCGCGCTGTTTAGCGGTTTCTCCGTTGTGCCGTCCGAAGTTTGGTAGCGAGATCGTTCCATCGCCTGCGATGTCGAGCCACCCTACACGAGCCATTGCATCGGCGAATCCGGTAACGCCAGATAGTCGATCTACCGTTACCTTGGTAACGAACGATGCGTTACCAGATGTCGTGTGCTGGTCGAACCAGCGCCAGACCATGAACAGGCATCCGAATGCATGGGGAGGAGATATTCCGAGCATGTCGGCAATACCGATGACCTCCGGCTTGTCCGGGGTATTCGCTTCAATCTTGAGCCAGTCACCGGCCATCGCAGAACACCCCACGTTGGCCCGTCGGTAGGGCTATTGGCCGGACTGTGACCCCTGACACGCGATCCTTGCGCTTTGGTAGCTCGACAAGTTCCTTGGTGTCGTGCAGCAGTTCATTGACCCGAGCCGACACTGTCGACTTCTCCAGATCGAGCGCCTTCGCCAGCTCCCCAATGCTCCAGTCGCCACCGCGTGCAGCGATGAACGACAAGATGTAATACCCTTGCCCTGATTTCAAAGGGATTAAGACATTCATGTCAGGCGGCTTTCTTGGTCTTGGTTTTTTTCAGAGAATCTCGCAGTTTCATCAACTCAATGTAGAGGTCAGACCTGCAAGTCTTTGTTTCTCCGTTGCGAATTCGCCAGATTGTTGGCTGCGAGCATACGATTCCAACCCTCTCGGCTATCTCCGAATCAGACAGTCCGTGCTTTGAAATTTCTATCGTGATTTGTTTTGCCGTATCCATAACCTAGATCATATACGCGAATGAATAGCACTGTCAATACAATGGCGCACGACTGTTTGCGTGCCAGGAGTCCATGCGCTTACCTCTACAGTTTTCTTCAGTCTAGCACAGCAGGATTCCAGCCCATGACTTGCGCAAGTCTACTAATTCATCACAGAATTAGTAGATAGCTGACACAGCTAACCCGCCAAAGTGGCGGGGCTTCTCCTTTTCTTGGGGTCGACATACTACTGGTATTTCAGCCTTTCGATACAACAATTAATAGTATAAACAATTATTTATACAGGTCGACAGCCGCAGTTTGTTTGCGCCAGCACCGCCTCGGCGAAACAATCCCCTTCGACTTCGACGCCGAGTAATAGTGTAACTCTCCCAACATAACCCGCTTCGGCGGGTTTTTCATTTCCAGGCTCGCCGTGTGCGGGCTTTTTTTCGTCTGTGCGAAGCAGGGCAAATATATACGCGCTCTGCTTGACATTTCTATTCATTCGCGTATAGTTCGATCCATACCGCAGCATCACTCCCGCCGAAGGATTGGCGCGCTGAAACGGGAGCAAAGGACTAGCAATCCGGTGATGAGCAGGCGAACAGTCGGCCAAGGTCGCAAGTAGCCAGCAAGCGGAAGAGCAGCACGGAAGTTGTGGTGGCATAACCCCAGCTACAGGTGGGGAACAGCGGCAGGGATGGCGCGGAAACTCCTAGATGTTCCTTGTCCGTGTGACATCCCCGCAGGCCAGCGTTAGGGCCAGGAATGCGATAGCAGACCGCGCGAGTAGTCGTCTGCTCAGAAGTAGAGCGAAGCACTGAACGCTAGACAGTGCCCGGTTAGCCGAACGAGAGAAAAGCGGCGAAGGATCGGCAACCGTAAAGAGCCGCGAAGCCTTGGCCTGGTGGATACCGGGAGCATCGAGAAAGGCCGGTAGCGGCGCCGAAAGAGCCGCACCACGAACTCAGGAGAACGACATGTATAGCACTCCCTGCGCAGTATCCATCGACCTGGCACGCCATGAACGAATGATCGACGAGCGCGACCGACGCGAAGCAGCTCTTGAAGAGGCGCGTGAGGAGTTCATCGCCAACCGAATCACCGAGTTGATCGAAACTGACGAATTCGGTCTGCTGGTCGAGTGCGACCAGAAAGCGGCTGATGCGATCCGCAAGCTGTGCCGCGCCTCGACCAGCATGGAGCTGAACGAAGCCCAAGCCGAAATCAACGACCTGATCCGCAGCATGGCGAATGTCGTTGCGGAGTGCGACTGGAAGCGCGAAGAACCGCGCGTGTTCTTTCAGCTCCAAGAGGACGCGTGATGAACAACAACACCACGCTCTGCGCCGTCATTCTCTTTATTTGTCTGTGCATCGTCGGCGCACTTGAAAAGCAGGATGTCGAACTGTCGCAACAGATGGCTGCGGAGCGCCAACCGGTTCGGATGGCAAAACGATGAACACCATCACCAGTCCCGGCATGAAGCGGATTCTCGCCGCACTGCTCGGCAAGCAGCTACCACAGGAAAGGAACGCAGTATGAGCAACGAAGTCGCAGTTTTCAAGGCAGCGGCGCTTCCATCGCTTGCGATGGATGAGCGCGAGCTGATGGGCGTATTGAAAAACTCGCTTTACCCTGGTGCCCGCGACGAGAGTATCAAACTCGTCATCGGTTACTGCAAGGCATCCGGGCTCGATCCAATGCAGAAGCCGGTGCACATCGTGCCGATGTCCGTCAGCACCGGAAAGAAGGACGGCAACGGATGGGACATCAAGGAAATGCGCGATGTCGTCATGCCGGGGATCGGCCTCTACCGCACCCAGGCCGCGCGCTCCGGCGAGTATGCCGGCGTCAGCGAGCCGGAATTCGGAGACGACATCACCGAGACGATTGGCGAAACCACGATCACCTATCCGAAGTGGTGCAAGGTCGTCATCAAGCGCCAGATGCGCAACGGAACGATTGTCGAATTCGCCGCGAAGGAACTCTGGAAAGAGAACTACGCGACCAAGAGCGCCAAGAGCGCCGAGCCGAATGCCATGTGGAAGCGTCGCCCCTATGCCCAGCTCGCCAAGTGTGCAGAAGCCCAGGCACTGCGCAAGGCATTTCCGGAATTCGGGGCACAGCCGACCGCCGATGAAATGGAAGGCAAGAGCTTCGACGGCGAAACGATCGACGGCGCAACCGGCGAAGTCGTCCAGCGCCAGCAACTCGCGCGCCCCGCGCTCGAAGAATGCAGCGCAGAGAAGTTCGAGCAGAACGGCGCGGCCTGGCGTGATCTGGTTGTTACCGGGAAGAAGACCGCCGCCGACCTGATCGCCTTCCTCGAAACAAAGATGATCCTTACCGAAGAACAGAAGCTCACGATTGATGCGTGGGGCCACGAGAACTGAGCGCGTATTTTTCAGGAGCAACGCATGAAACAGACACATTCGTTTTTACAGGGATCGCCAGAATGGGCGACTCACCGAAGCAAGTATTTCAACGCCAGCGATGCATCTGCTGCGATGGGTATTTCTCGTTATAAATCTCGCGGAAAGCTGATTCAAGAGATTGCTACCGGGATCACCGTTGAATACGACGATGCCACGCTTGCGCGTTTTTCAAAAGGGCATGAATTCGAGGCTATCGCTCGTCCGTGGGCCGAGGAAATTATCGGCACAGACCTTTACCCTATCGTAATGTCTAACGAGATTGATGGTCTTTCATTGTCGGCGTCGTTCGATGGTATCGACATGGCCGAGGAAGTGACATGGGAGCACAAGACCGGAAACAAGAGTCTTCTGGCTTCGCTAGAAGCCGGCGAGATACCTTATGAATACAAACCTCAGATCGAGCAGGGTTTGCTTATCTCTGGAGCGAAACGCTGCTTATTCATGGCATCGAGCGGCGAGAAGGAAACGATGCGATTCGTCTGGTATGAATCTGACCCGAATGTTCGCGCCGCGCTGATTGCCGCATGGCATCAGTTCCACCGCGACCTTTCCGAGTACGTCCCGCAAGAAGCGGATCCGGAAGTCATTGCCGCGCCGGTTGCTGGGTTTGGCGCACTCGTCATGCAGGTCGAAGGCCGCGTTGTGGCTTGCAACCTTGACGCTTTTCAGGCCGGCGCACAAGCGTTTCTTGACCGCCTTCCGAAAGCCGATGAACTGCAATCCGATCAGGACTTCGCCAATGCCGAATCCGCCGTCAAGGCATGTGCAGAAGCTGAAGACCGCATCAAATCCGCGCTCGATGCCGCGATGGCCCAGGCTGCCAGCATCGACGAGGTATTCCGCGCTGCGAGGCACATTTCCGAGTTGATCCGATCCGCCAGGCTCTCGCTGGATAAGAGCGTCAAGAGCCGCAAAGAGTCAATCCGCATGGAGATCATGCAGGACGCACAGGCAAGGCTGGCCGAACACGTCAAGAACCTGAACGAGCGCATCGGCTGGTACAACGGCTGCCCGATCATCTCTCCGGCGGCGGCCGACTTCGCCTCGGCCATCAAGGGCAAGAAGACCGTCGCCAGTCTGCGCGATGCCTGCGATACCGAACTGGCCAGCGCCAAGATCGCCACCAGCGAGATCGCAGACCGCATCGATGCGAACAAGAAGGCGATGGGCGACCATGCCGCGCTGTTCCCGGATTTCCCGCACGTCTGCACCAAGACACCGGAGGACTTCGCCAACCTGGTTGCCGTGCGCGTGCAGCAGCACCGCGAGGCGGAAGACCGGCGCTTGCAGGAGCGCGCCAGAGAAGAAGCAGCAAAAGCAATCCAATCCACTCCGCCCACGCCTCTACCGGAATCAGGCGCACCAGTGGCGGCCATCCAGCCGAGTCCGCAGCCGGTTGCGGACGACGGCGCCCGAATCAAGCTCGGCGACATCAACGCAGCCATCGCGCCACTCTCAATCACGGCTGACGGCCTGGCGCAACTCGGTTTCCAGCACATCGGCACCGAGAAGGCAGCGAAACTCTACCGAGCATCGGACTGGCCGGCGATCCGCGAGGCTCTTTCTGATCGCGCAAGGACGGCAATCATCAACCCACTGAGGAAGGCAGCATGAGCACACAGGAAAGGGCTGCAAGGATCACCATTGCGGCATAACGCCTGAGTTCAAGCGACTGCGCGGCTTTTTGCGCAGGTCGCGTGGAACGACGGGTTAGAGCGAGCCACAACTACGGAGAAAGAACATGACCTATGACGAAGTAAAGGCACTAGCGCGCCGCGTTGGCTTTGACACAGAGAACGAAACAGGCATGACATGCCTTGAGCTATTTGCGATGGATGTTGCCAAAACTGAACGCGAGGCGCGCGCGCAGATTGTTGATGTTAAACAGGGCGTAGAGGCGTGGGAAATTCACGGCGGACAAGAGACGATTGACGTGCTGCGTGATATGGCGGCGGCGATCAGAGCGCGCTCTAACGCAAAGTCGACACCTTAAACGGTGCCTATTCAGGGAAACACACCTACAAACAGGAGCAATACATGAAAACAGAAATCAACTGGAAAGACCCGAACATCGAAAACCCTCCATTCGCTGAGCGCATCCTTGTCCTGCTCGGCGGCACAGGATCGAGCGACTGCATGCGCACATTCGAGAAGTACGTGCACATCTGCGACGTGGTGATGAAGCTCGAAAGCCCGAATGATGATGAGCCCGGCAGCGAGCACCAGGCATTCATCGACGACGAGCGCGGGCCGGAGTGCTTCGACGACTATCAATTCTGCTTGCAATACTGGCACGACAACGAATTCGGCGATGATGAAGATCAGATGGACTGGTATTCGGATGCGATTGTGGCCTGGGCGCCTATGCCCGACTTTTCGGAGGTGTTGAAATGAACGTGTGGTGCTTCTCAGGAAACTTGGGCAAGGATGCGGAGTCACGCTACACGCCATCAGGCGATGTCGTTGTTCAATTCTCGGTCGGCGTCAAGTCAGGCTACGGCGACAAGGCGACAACAACCTGGGCGCGCTGTGCCATGTGGGGCAAGCGCGGCGAGGCAGTTGCGCAATACCTCACCAAGGGCCAGCTTGTCGGAATCAGCGGCGAAGTCACCCTGCGCGAATACGCCGACAAGGAAGGCCAGAAACGATCATCGCTTGAGGTTCGCGTCAATGATCTGACGCTACTCGGCAAGCGTGACGGCGAACAATCCGCACCGCGCAGTGAAAGTACGCCTGCACAAAACCAGCAGCGCAGTGCGCACGCTCAGAGCGGTGGCGGCGGATCGTTTGACGATTTCGAGGACGATATTCCTTTCCTTTTTAATATGAATACCCTTTGTGATACAATGGGACAACCATTGTCATTGTGGAGGGCGAAGCATGGAAAAGGTTTGTCGGTGCTGCGGGCAAACAAAACCGATTTCTGACTATTACAAGCATCCGGCCATGGCTGACGGGCATCTTGGAAAGTGCAAAGAATGCCAAAAGAAAAGCACGAAAGCCGCCCGAGAGCGGCGTCCAGACTACTATCGAGAATACGATAAACAACGCTCCAATCTTC